CAGATAATGAATAACCTAATGATGTTATATCACTTAGATTTCTTAAAGTTATACTTGTTGTAGTATTGTCTAGCATGTTAATTATACACGGTATACCTAAAATTTGTCCTCTCCATTCACCAGGACCAGACATATTATCACCCCAACCTTTCTGTTTTTTTGAAAAGAAACCGATTCTGCCTTGTTTTTGGGTTTTAATTTGTTGTATTAGATCACTTTTAGATTTATCAAACGACCAGTCAAAAATTGTTTTTAATTTTCTAGCTTTAATAGGTATTTGAGAATATTCTTTTCTTAAAAACTTTGCTCTTTGTATTGTTTCTTGAATTAATTTTGATGTTTGAATATCAGATAACCAAAAGGTTAAAATTGAGAAAAGGCTAGATCTTAATTGATTAACATCATCAATCTGTTTCTCTATATCTGATCTAATTTTCACATTTGGCCAATATATTCTTGTTATTGCAGACTCAATACCTCCATGTCTTGCTGGTGAATCTTGTAAAACTATTTTTCTTTCTTTAGATTTTAATGATTCCAAAAAAAGTTTTACCTCAACATAAGTCATTGATAAATTAGAGGCTGTATCTTGGAGAGAATCTGTTAAGAAAGAAAATTTTAATTTTGCTTGAGACCATGCTGTTTCAAATTGTCTTGAACTCAAGGTAACTCTACCACCTAAATTCCATTTTCTTTTACATAAATCAATTAAATCAGTTTCATTTTTGATTATTTCAAATATTTTAAATTCTTCTTTATTTGATCTTGAGAATGTTTGTTTAAATGTTTCATGAGAACTTGATAATGCTTTTAAATGATTAATCATTTGTCTATACTCATTGTGCATTGGAAAACAGGACTGTATGAGTTTAACAGAATTCCATCCTGTTTTTGTTTCCACATCATCATTTAATGCTTGTAATAATGATTTCTTTGAAATTTCTCCATCTTTATATATTGAAAGACAAGGTTTATTTAATATATAAGCAGAAGCTGCCATCATTCTTAAGGTTGATGAAACATTATTTATTGATTCTTTAACTCCAGGTGAAAATATTTTTATTAATAAATTAGGTATCTCTTCATCCCAACTAGTATGTCTACCAAATAGTATCATAGGATTTTTCTGTATTTTATCGATAGCATCTTCTAAAGTTCCTAAGTTAATTCTTTCTACTAGTTTTGCCCATAGATAAAATTTCCCAAATTTCAATTTTACTGATCTTAGATCTTTAGGAATTAAAGATTTATTTTGTCCTTCATATTCATACTGTAACATTTTATCATCTGAAACAGAAGGTATTTGATAATTACCTTCAGTAGCTAAGAGATACATTTGACAGTCTATGCCAGGAATACCACATGATAAATCAAAATCAAAAGGGAAAAATCCTAGTTGTGGATTTTGACTTTTAAGTAATAAATCAGTTGCAATTGTACTTAATAGAGATGTACTAATACCTAGCATCATATAATGTAACCATGATTGATTTAATTGTATAATAGAACATTCCAATGTAGAAGCACCTCCCTCTAAACATTGAGTTAATACTTCATTAAAAATACGAATTCTATCTATAAATCTTTCTGTAACATATAATTCCATACATGCACTAACCCACCTAAATGTTGGTTTTATACTTCTCAATCGTGAAAACCATTCTGAATTGTATTCGATTAGATCAATTGTGCCAATAGCACTTTTACAAACATTCCAGTATACTGATAAATATTGAGATATTTCTTCTTTCATCCTGAATAAAACATAACAATTAGAAACCTTTTTCTTTGAGATTTTCCCTTCTATTCCAATCATCATTCCTGAATCATCTGATCCTTGAACAACAGTACATGTTATATTCATACTAAATCTTTTTCTTGCAGTCTCAATAGTAAAAACTCTCATCACTTCTTGTATCATGGTATGATATAAAGAACTGGTGTAATGTAAAATTCCTTGCATCATTCCTGATTTTATTGTTATTTTATTACTCATTTTATCAGTAAATATTCCTGTTCCAGAAAAAAATTCGTTGCGAAATCTTTCAAAAATAATATTACTTTTCACATTTTTATTAGCAAGAAGAGTGGCAGATAATTGCAATGGAAAACTTATTCTTTTTTTGAGTCCATAAATATAAAGTTCTGAAAATGAAACCATGTAACATTTTAGGTGAAACTGATATTAATAAGCTTGCAAAATGAGAAACATGATGTCTTTGACACCATTTTGATGCATCAGCTGACTTTGACATGACAAAACTAGTTTTAAATGTTGAACTAGTTTGCTTATAATGTTGTTTAACAAAATGTGATTTAGTTTCAGGATGAGTTATTGTTTCTGATACAAAATATTTGCAAATAGTTTTTGATAATAACTCTAATGTATACTGTATAATTCTAGCTTTTATTTCTAATACATGTATTTCTCTATCACCTCCGTGTTGTGGTTTTGGGAAAATATCACTATCAAAATATCCCTTCTTTTCAAGTTCTAATAGACACCATGGGATTAATTGCATCATATGTCGAACTTCATGTTTTGTTTCATCTTTAAATTGTTTTACTGTCCACATTAATGCTTCTAAAACTTTTGGTCTTTTTGATGATTCCTCTTTATTAAGTTTATTTAAATCTTTTAGTATTTTTGATCGATCATCATCTAAGTTTTCTGGTATCTTAATAAATTGATCATGTTTCCGTGCACTAGCTTTTAAAGTAGCCAATTGAGTAAAATTAGTAAAAGATAAATTGTTCAAAAAGTCATTTAATATAACTGTTTTGAAATTATTTCCTATTTTATCTTTTAATATTGAACAAAAAATATGTAAAAATACTCTCATTAAACTAGGGTCAGTGGAATAAATTTTAACTTGTCCACTCATATCTTCAAAAACATT